GATTAGAAGAATTTCCAATAATCCTTATTAATCCCATTCCTTTATCTGTTGAATCAAATCATAATATTGAGATTTTAATTCGATATATCTGCTAAGAGCCAATTCTTTTTCAATCGGATCGTCTTCTGGTGTCTCCTTCCATTTCTTTCTGTGTTCTTCGTAGGCTATTTTTTTTATTAAAGCGTTGAGCTTGATTTTTTTTAGATCGTTGTTCATTTTTATGGTGCAGGGATAAGCATGTGTTGGGCGTGTTCTGAGGTTCTTCCGTCTTTCCATTTAACTGTGCAATAAATACAGGGAGTTCCTTTTTTATTGGATTTCTCTCTCATTGATATGACCTGCCCAACAGCAGGGCTGATTTCTAAAAACATTCCTGCGGTGGTTCTTCTCTTGTTTACAAGATCATTGATTTTGTATCTTGGAATTGCTGGCATTGTGTTGTTGTAAATAAAAGGGCAAAAAAAAAGCCCCCTTTCGGAGGCTAGGTAATTTAGAAAATAGCTGCTGTTGCTGCTGTGATTCCTAAAAGGATTAAAGCTGCTTTCAATTTCTCGGTGAGATCTTGAATTTTTTCAGCTTGGTCATCAATCAGTGGAAGAGCCTCGGCAAGAATTTCAGCCTTGGTGTTCTTTGCAGTGATTGTTGTCATTTGGAAAACTCCTGTGTGGTTGACTTTTTAATCTTAATAAGATTAGAAGATAATCTCAATAAGATTAGGAGATATTGATACACTTTGTAATAATCTCAATAAGATTAATTGAGGGAAATAAAAAGCCCCTCAAAATAAGGGGCTTTGTTTGCTTACTTATTAACCTTTAAAGTCTTTACAAACTTTGCTGGCTTTCTGGTTGTTTCGTCGTAGACCTCATGAGTTTCTGCATACCAGCCATCTTTGCAATCTGTGATGTCGAAGATGTGGACGGGGAAAAGAGCGTCTTTTTTGAATCCAAAAAGATGCTTCCAATCCCTTTTCAAAACTCTGATGGCTTTTGTTGCGATTACTTCAGGTTCGTGAGTTCCTGAGAACCAGCTTGACCCACCTCTTATGAAGATGATGCCAAGAAGCACTTTCTTTTCCATAAATTTTCAAGTTGCGGTTGATAGCAAACAGATGAATCTGCTTACAACTTAATCTTAATAAGATTAGATGATAATGTCAATAAGAATATTGTTATTGAAATAAATCTTAATAATCTCAATAAGATTAATCCCATTTCTTTTCATAGATCAGCTTCCCTGCTTTAACGATTTCTTTCCCTAGCTGCTCATTGCTCCATCCTCTCTTAAATGCCAGCCCTGACCAATCCTCAGTCGTAAGTGCTTTTAAAACTTTCGTATTAAAAAACTCAATTGGCATTGAGTCAGGAATTTTGCTTAAGTCCATTGTTTAAAGATCCAAAAAGATTTGATCAAGGGCAAATAAAATTGTTTCTCTTGATTTGTTGATTGTTTTAGAAAGTTCTTCTTTGTAGTCTGAAATCATTTCTTTTCTACATTCTGGGTCAGTTACAAGATTATGTTGATGAATTTCATAAGTTGTAAATCTGTAATTGCAAGCAGGACATTCCCTTCTTCTTCTAACACCTCCTTTTTGATCTGATCTTGATTCAATAACCTTTTTAGCTCCTTCATAGTCAAAAGAACTTTGACCACATTTAGGACAATCCATTTTATTTGACCTCGGCAGCGATAACTCTTAAGGCGTTCAAGTACATCAAATCATTCATTGCTGCACCTATTCGGGTTTGAATAACACAATTAGTTTCTGCTTCTGAATAGACTTTTGCCTTCAGTTTTTCAGGTCGTTTTAAGTAATAAGTATCTTCTAAAACAAGTTTTTTCCATGCGTAAGGAAGATTGCCTCCTAATGATTGAAGGAAAGTTAATTCCTTTTCTACACGTTGGAGACATTCTTCAATTCTTGTAACTGGATAAAGTTCTAAGTCCTTTGTTCTTGCAAAAGTTTTTTTAGAAACACAAGCAAATAGAAGTCTTGTTAAAGCCTTATCAACATCACTTGTTTTCTTGTGTGCAGAGTCGGCAAAGAAAATAGAGTTCTTGCCAATTTTTTTAAAGGCTCTTCCTGACATTATTTTTTCATCCCCTTTCTCGCTCTTTCAAATGCTCTTGCAACTTTTCTATCTGTATTTGCTTGAACATCAAAGCCCGGTTTAGAAAATGTTTCCCAAGCCACTTCATGCAAGTAAAGACAGGTTCTATTCAGGTCATACCAAATAGCCGTAGGTCTTGGACTTTTACCTGTTTCGTAATGAAGTCCTTCTCTTAATTCGTTTGTCTTTCGTAAAACCCTTAAGTCTGATTGTGTTACATGTAACTTTCTAGCAGTTTCGGTTGTTGAAGAAGTGAAATGAAAATCACCAACTTTGTAGGTTGGTTCCATTGTTTCAACAATAGGATCTTTTTCTATTGTTCTTTTTGCAAACTCAATGCTCAACTTGCTTAAAAGTGTTTCGTGCAGGTCTAAGGATTGATTGTGCATATTGGCATCCAAAACAAGTTCTAGAAGCCTTTGCAGTTCAGTTTGGGTTAATTTCATTTTAGGGATTCACAAGCAAGTTGGATTTTGTTGACCTCACAATCGTGGCGGGTCATGTCTGAAAGGGATGAATTGACACCCCAGAAAAGAACCGCCCCGAAGGCGGCAAATAGAAGAAATCTCATTGGTTTAAAGAGTGAAATAAAGTCCAGTTA